AGTTTCCATTTACAAGGGAACACTTGGCTTTGGTCAAAATATCGTAGTATCACCTGAGCAATGGGGTGCTTTAATGGGTCTAGTAGACGGTTCAAACAGAGCTGTATTTACTCAGACAATTAACCCACAAAACGCTTCAGGTAACCTAACACCTACAAATGTTCGTGGCAACATTGGTGGATTAAACCTTCGTGTATCTCGTGCATTATCAGGAACTGGCGACAACTCAATGATCGTGATTAATCCTTCATCATACACATGGTACGAATCAAGCAAATACCGCTTAGAAACAAACCTAATTTCAACTGGTCAAATCCAAGTTGCATACTACGGTTACGGCGCAATCGCTAATAAGGTTGCTGCTGGTGCTTACAAGTGGATGGTTGCATAACCTTCCGTTAAAGGAAATAACTGTGTAGGGGCGTTGGAAGCCTTCGCCCCTATACTTTAAGAAAGGACGACATGCCAGCTTCAATGCCAACTATTGCGGAATTACGCAGCGCACTCGGTATAGGAACTTTGTATACAGACGCAGTTGTTGATGAGGCGTGCCAATCGGCACAGGACATAGTTTTATCATATTTATGGTTCAATAATTACAACATTGTTGCTAGAGAATGTACGACTACTCTAGGCACAGTTTATACAGATGTAAAACACAATTTAAGAGTTGGCGACACAGTCGCTATTGAAAATGTAAAAGCGCATTTCAACGGAAATAAAACAATCACAAAAGTAACGGATTACAGCATTTCATTTGTTATATCTCACAGCTCATCAGAGGAAAAACACGAAGTAATACCTTACGGCACAATCGTTGCTTACACAGCTGTTGATTACTTAACTGTTCCAGCTGTTAACGAAGCTGCGCTCATGGTCGCCGTAGACATTTGGCAATCACGCCAAGCAAGCAACTCAACAACTTTAACCGCAGATTTTCAACCTAGCCCATGGCGTATGTCAGCCAGCCTAATCGCAAAAGTAAGAGGTTTGTTAGCACCGTACTTAAGTCCTAACAGCTTGGTTGGCTGATGACTGTCGCCGTTACGACACTCAGGTCAACCCTTGCGACAGCGCTGGAAAACGCTGGGGTGTGGCAGGTCTTTTCCTTTCCACCTGCCTCACCCATTGCAAACTCAGTAATCATAAGCTGGGATTCTCCTATGCTAGAGCCAAGCAATAATCAATATAACATTGCACCTAAAGCCAATCTAACAATCACCTGCATTGTCCCTATGTTGGATAACCAAGGTGGGTTGATACAATTAGAGGATATGGTTACAGGTGTATTTACAAAGTTAGCCGCTTCAACATTGAAGCTAAATGTGTCAAGCGTTTCAGCACCTGCGGTATTAGCTGAAGCACAAGAAATGCTAACTGCCACAATCAATGTAAGCGCAATCACGAGCTGGAGTTAAAATGAGCAACGAATATGATATTCCTTCCGAGGATAAGGCTTGGCTTGAAAAAGTCGGGCAAATAGCACCACAAACCGAAAAGCCAAAAATCGTAAAGAAAGACGAGGAATAACCAAATGGCTGTATTTCTAAATAACAAAGTAGGCGTTAAGGTTAACTCTGTTGATCTTTCCGACCATGTAACAGCTGTAACCCTAAACCGTTCATTTGACGAGTTAGAGGTAACAGCAATGGGTGACGGCGGTCACAAGTTTGTAAAGGGCTTAGAAGCCTCATCTGTAACAATTAGCTTCCTAAATGACACAGCTGCTGCAAATGTACTAGCTACATTACAGGCTGCATGGGGAACAAATGTTACTGTTGTACTACTACAAGAAAAAGGCACAGCAGTTGGCGCAACCAATCCGCTGTACACAATGACTTGTCTAATCAACAACACAACTGACATTAACGGTTCTGTTGCTGATCTAGCAGTACAAGATTTAACCTTTAATATCAGCGGTACAGTAGCGGTTGCTACAACAGGTACTTTCTAAGGAGTAAAATGCTAGGACTTAAAATCACCAAGGCTTCAGGTGAAGAATCCATTTTGGAAATTACACCAGCGATTGAGTACGCATTTGAACAACAATGGAAAATGGGCTTCCATAAATACTTCAGAGATGAAGAAAAGCAGACTGGGCTTTACTGGGTCTGCTGGGAAGCCCTACGCCGTTCAGGAGAAACTGTTAAACCTTTTGGTGAGCAGTTTCTAGAGACCTTGAAAAAGGTAGAGATTGTAGACGCTGATACCCCAAATGGGTAACGAGGTATGACCTCACTTATTTAATTGCTTCATTAGCAGTTGAGACAGGCATACCTCATAGCGAGTTTATTAACATGGATAGGTCAATGTTCTTAGCAACCTTGGCTTATATGAAAGACAGAGCGCAAAGGGTGGAAAATGCCAGTAGAGGTAAAAGGTCTCGTTGAGACCCAAAAGGCATTAAGAAAACTTGCGCCTGACCTTTACCTTGAAATGCGTAAAGAGATTAGAGTCGCCTTGAAGGTCGTATCAGATGACGCTAGGTCTATGGTGCAACCAACAGTTTATGGTTTGTATAACTGGCAAGCTAGTGGCGCACAAGTTAAATCCCGTACGGGTCGTGAGCGTGCTTTTCCTAAATATGACCCTAAAGTTATTCGTAAAGGGTTGACTTATACCCTAGGTAAAGGACGGCGTAACAGCGCAGGGTTTGTAGGCTTATATAGCTTGTTAAACAAGTCTGCCGCTGGTGCAATTATTGAAACCGCTGGACGCTTAAATTTTAATGGCGATAGCGATAGTCAAAGCAATAATCCTAATGCAGGCGCACATTTTAACAGAGCTATACAAGGCACTTACGGTGGATTTGGTAAGAGTGGAAGTAGGCGTGAGGACAGAGGTCGCCTTATTCACAAGGCTTATGAAAGAGATCAAGGCAAAGTAACGGACGCAGTATTTAAGGCAATAGCCAAGGCAGAGCATAAGTTTATGACGACTACCAAAACTGATAGGTATGGTTTAGCAGCATGACAATTAAATTAGATATTGTTTCCCAATACACCGATAAGGGTAGTAAAAAAGCCAAAAAGGATTTAGACGGATTAACCAGCACGGCTAAAAAATTAGCTGGTGCTTTCGGTGTGGCTTTTGGTATAGGTGCAATTAAGAACTTTGCTGTTGCTTCTATCAAAGCCTATGCAGCTGACGAAGCGGCAGCCAAGTCATTGGAAATGCAGTTAATCAACACAGGCAACGCCTTTGCTACCAAGTCTGTCGAGGATTATATTGCGTCTTTACAAAAGACCTTTCATGTTTTAGATGACAATTTAAGACCTGCGTATCAGACTTTACTGACCAGTACAGGCTCAGTCTTAGATACTCAAAAGGCATTAAATGTTGCATTAGATGTAAGTGCTGCAACTGGCAAAGACCTCCAGTCAGTAAGCCAAGCCTTAGCCAAGGGTTACAACGGTCAAACCACAGCTATACAAAGATTGGGTGTTGGCATTGATAAAGCCACCCTAGCCTCAGGCGACATGAATAAAATCTTAGATGTACTAAGTGGAAAGTTCAAAGGTCAGGCTTCAGTAGCGGCAGATACCTACCAAGGCAAGTTAAACGCCTTAGCCATTGCTTCAGCAAATGTTAAAGAAATTATAGGTAAAGATTTATTAGACGCTATCTCTTTGTTAGGTAAAGACGGCTCGATTGATAACGCAGCAAGTTCAATGGAGGAATTAGCAAGACAAACAGGCAATGTGATTTATGGTCTAGCAGACTTAATTTCTAAGGCTAAAGAATTGGCTGGCATTGGTGGCGAAGGCAAGGGCAGTTTCTTTATGGCTATCCCTGTATTGGGTGCTTACCTGACAGCATTGGCAGAATATGGTGCGGCTCAAAAACCTAAACCAGGTGCTGGTCGTTCTTTCCAAGGTGGACAAACTTCAAATGATACTTACATTGCTAATCTTAAACAGGCTAAAATTGAGAAAGACCGTCTAGCAGCCCAAAAGAAACAAACAGATTTACAAAAGGCTCAACTTAAAGCAACACAAGAAGCTGCTAAGTTAAAGAAAAGCCAAGGTCTTTTAGATATTCAACAAGCAGGAATCCTTATTGCGCTTCAAGGCAAAATCTCAGATAATGAAAAACTGCGCCTAGAGTTGCAACTGGCTTTACTTACAGGTAATGTTAAAGAGGCAGACCGCCTAAGCAATGAATTGTTATTGTCACAAGGTCGCATTACTGGACTTGCAACTTTTATTGCCAACCTACCTAAAGCCCTCAACCCGTTTGCAGATTACCCTGCTTATGTACAAATGGCATTAGCGGAATTGGCTAAGTTAGCCGCTGCCCAAAAAGGATTACAAGTCCAGCCTTCAGCTGCGCCTATGAAAACACTAGAACAAGCAAGAGTTGAAGCTGTGGCTGGTGTGGCTCAGGTAACTGGTATCTACGAAAGCCTAATGGCTAAGATCGCAGCAACTACAAAGGAAAGCACACAAGTAACAAACATTACTGTTAATGGTGCTACCCAAGGTCTACTAGCTGAATTACAAAATGGCTTAATAAATAACTCAGCCTCAGGCAGTCAGTCCAAGATCAATAGATTGTCTCTCATAGACTAATGGCACTACCAGCAACGCTTAATGTAAGCCTTAACTTTAACTCAGGCGCAACCTTCGGCAACCCATTTACCATAGGCGACCCTGTTAACGGTAGGCTTGGCTTCGGTATCCTTGGAGACGGCACAGCACCTGCATTAGTTATTGATGTGACTGATGTCACACGCAGTATTCAAATTAAGCGTGGTCGTAATATCCTTAGAGACACATACGAGGCTGGAAGTGCAACAGTTAGAATCTATGACCAAACTGGCAGATTCAACCCTCAGAACACAAGCTCAGATTTATATGGGCAACTCACACCCTTACGCAAGCTAAGAATCTCAGCCACCTATGCTGGCACTTCGTATTACCTTTTTAGCGGATATACAACAACCTATGCTTATACCTATGACCAAGCAGAAAATGTGTCCTATGTAGATATAACAGCTGTTGACGGTTTCCGTTTGTTTAACCTTGCCAACATTACAACCGTCACAGGTTCAGCCAACGGTGATGACACAGGTGAGCGCATAGGCAAGATATTAGACACAGTAGATTTTCCAAACAGTTTGAGGTCAATAGAGACTGGCAACTCACTTTGTCAGGCTGACCCTGCAACAACTCGCACAGCTTTGACTGCAATTATCAATGCAGAGTTTTCAGAGCAGGGTGCTTTCTACATGGACGCCGAAGGACAGGCAGTATTTAAGAACAGAGCCAGCACTATCTCGTCAGCTGGTGGCACGCCTATTGAGTTTAATCAGACAGGCGATATACCTTACAAAAACCTAAAGTTTGCTTTTGATGACAAACTTATCATTAACCAAGCCACTATTACCCGTATCGGCGGTACTGCTCAGTTTGCTGAGGACGCAGGTAGTGTGGCTACATATTTTCCACACAGCGTTAACTACAATGATCTA